GTTGCGCGTCTTTCCACAGGAGCCAGCAGACATACGCTGCGGTGATCCAGGATTTCCCGATGCCTCGGAAGGCTTCGATGACGCGGCGGCGAGGGCCGTATTGCAGGTAGGCAGCGATGTCGTACTGAACAGCAGTCGGCGGGGGAAGGCCGAGCTGCTGCCAGATGTGATAGACAAAGTTACGGAAGTCCTCGAACGGATGTGGCTCGCTCAATGGCTCCGGTCAGAGCTTGCGTCGAAGGGGAACTCCTTGAGCTTGTCCGCCAGCTTGCCAGCGGGACTGCCGGGGACGATGACGGCTTCGATTCCGTTGTCCTTCACGAATTGTCGGGCGACGTTGAGGATTGCAGCGAGACCTTTGGTATCCGCTTCCATGCTCTCGATTGCATCGGTGAGCTTGTTGGCAATAGCGGAGTGCAGGGTTTCGAGAGCTTCCTTACTAGCTGCCACCGGAGCCGCCCAGGAAGCGCGCGAATAGGCGCTCCAGCGCAGACGTACCCAGCGAAGCCAGAGCCGCCGCGAGACCCACATGGGCCGTGAAGGACAACGTGGGGAAGATGACGACAGCCAGCGCGGCACTCATGCTGAGGCCCGCAGTGGTGATGCAGCGTGCGAGTGCGATCTTCCAGTTGGAAGGGCCGCTCGAAGCAAGGGTCTTACCGAGGCCGATGATGGCCCCGGTGACGCCCAAGGTGGCGAGTAGTTTCGTATCGTTGTCCATGGGGTTACTTGAGGGTGGAGTAGGAGAGGGTGTAGTTCACATACACGACGTAGGACGAGCGACCATCCGAAATGGTGCAAGCCAATACGCCGGTGACGGCGCCGACTGCGGCAGTCACGACACGGGAGATGGTTGTGGACTGTCCGTATGGGCTGGTAATAACCGGGGCAGGTCCGTTGCTTACGGAGACGATTGACCAGGTGTAGCTGTAGGCGCCTGCGCCATATGCACCGTAAGCCGCCGTAGCGTTCGTGGTGACGTTGCCGGATGCTGCTTGACCTTGTGCGCCGCCTGCGATGCTCGTGGGAGCGACAGAGCCACTGACAGGTGTGTAGTTGACCCACACGTTGACCCAACCACCGCCAGAGCGGCGGTAGATGTTCTGTGCCTGGTGCCACGCGCCTCCTGAACGCCACGCAGGCACACCAGCAAAGTCGCGCCATGCGCCGCCGCTTCTGATCTTAATCATGGGTCACCAAATCCACAGGTCACCCTCGCCAGCAGCGGCGCCCGGGTCACTGCCCTGGACAAAGATGCGCACGGTGTTCAACCAGCCACCACCATTCGCGTAGAGCCTATTAAGCTGACTAGCGAAGTACGCAGGGCCGTTGTGCTGGATACCGCTGCCATTCCCGGAGAGGTAAGCACCACCGTTACTTTGGGTGGTCAGGCTGTTTGCAGCCATCTGACCGGGACAGTTCCAGTTGGTGACGCCTTCGTGGATCACCCGGTACGCATTGGTGCCATAAGACCAACCACCGATCTTGAACTGGTTGTCGGTATCCAGACCGAAGAAGGCACCGAATGCCCCATCGCGGAGGAAGCCCATCGCCGCCGACGCATACGTGTTGTTCGCATTCGCGATGGTCAGAGCAACGCTTTGGTTGTTGACGATTGACGCGATGTTCCCAGGGGAACCGCTGGCGAACACTGTGTTAGTCGTCACGGTGCGTGCAGCGATGAGAGGGAAGGCGGCGACGGCCCAGGTCTCAGTTGCGATATTGCCGATGTCGGTGATGTCTACGGTGAGCTTCAGCTTCGCGGTAGACGCACTCCAGCCGATCTTGACCAGATTGCTGCTTTGGCCTACACCCGTGCCCTGCTGGACCGCAGTGAACCCTAAGAGACCCTGCTTGCCATCGAGAGCGGTCTGTAAGCCCGCGAGGTCCGAGATACCGATGACTACGTTGCCGGTGCGACCAGCAACACTCGTGACAACCTGCTGGTTGTCGATGCGGTCCCAAGTGTCACCGTCGTATACGAGCATGTCGCCGACGCCGTACTTCACGGTGCTGACGGTGCCTGCGACGGAGACGATGTAGAAGTCCCCTGTCTTCGGGTTGGTAGGCAATGCAGCGGAAGCCGCCGACCACTTGCCTCGGTAGATGAGCGCGCCGACAGCGGTAAGGCGTGCCTGCTCTGCCCAATGGAATGCCGAGTAGTTTCCAGGCGTGACCTGGAAGTTCACCGGAGCATTCGCGTATTGCAGCGCGAGGCCTTGTGAGGCCGCCGCAGCGGTCTTGCTGGAATCAGCCGCCGCCGCGGAGAACCCTGCGTTGTCGGAGTACGTCTTGACAGTGCTCAGGCTTCCAGCAGCGGCCACGGCAGAGGCGTCAGCAGCAGTGGCTTTCGCACCCGCCGTGATCGCGCTTGCAGCCGCTTCACCGGCCTTAGTGATTGAGGTGGTAGCCGAGGTGTCCGCAGAGACAGCAGAGGCAGCAGCGGCGTCCTGTGATGCGAGAGCGGCATCTCGCGCGTCGGCGGAGTCAGCAGCAGAATTGCGCGATGCAGATGCGAACGCTGAAGCCTGCGATGAGGAAGCAGCGGCAGCAGCGGCAGCACCCGTCAGGTCGTCCGTGATGGCAGCTACGGACTTCTGAAGGGCCGGGAAGGTCGGTAGGGTCACGATGGCACCCGTGCCGTCCTCCATGTCCACTGTGCCGGTCTGCTTGGTGAGCATGTCGCGCAGTGCGTTCTTGTAACCGTTCCACTTGTCGATCAGTGCAGAGATGCGAGCGGCTAGTGTCGAGTTGGACACATAGCCGGGGTTGTCGTTGTCGGAGATAGTTACCTCAGCCCGAGGGCGTAAATTGAGATGGACGTGACGTGGAAGTAGTCAGGGCGAATCTGCCCGGTGCCGTCGATGCGGACGCGATAGCTCACGCCGCTGGTTGCTGCACTGTCCAGGGCCATCATTGAGTCGTAGGCAGTGGACGAGACGTTCATGTAGTAGGCGTGCTGCTTCATCACTACCCACGTTGAACCGACCAGCTTCTCCAGAATGATGAGGCCAGTGCAGGGGTTCGAGCCGGGGTTGTGGATCTCACACTCGACGTGCAGCACAGGCACCTGGTATTCCCCAAGGAGCACAGGGGTTGTCAGGGTGATCTGCGGGCCGACACCACCGATGTTCGCTTGGATGTCGCCGTTCCATGTCGTGTACGTGGACTTCTGGAGATTGCCGATCATGTTCTGAGCGGTGATCTGTCCGGCGAACTTGGCGTTGCCCGAACGATCGACAGAGAACACGGCGTTGTTCCAGTTCTTCACCCCGGCGCCGATCCACATGGGATAGGCGTCCCCAGGGTTGTTGGTCATCTCGCACCGGAACTCCATTGGGTTGATGATCGCGCCGTTGCCGTCGAGCTGGAACGTGCGGAACGTGCCGCCATTCACTTCGCCCAGGTTGGCCGTGATGGCCGACAGGGAGTTCGCTCTGATCTTATTGGCCGTGATCGAGCCATCGACTACGAGCTGTCCTTCGATGCCCACGGTGCTCACCCCGCCGACTGTGCCGACGACGAAGGGATACTTGAGCTGCTGCACACCGCCGTTGGAGGTGTACGTCGGAGAGACCATCGCGAAGCGATCAGCCATGACCGTGAAGGTTGAGCCAGTCTTGCTGTCGATGCCTAGGCCGATGCCGGCGATCACAGGGATGCCGTCGATCTTCCCACCATTCATCTTGACCGACCAGTTCGCTTGCCACTCGGGGTTCGCGCCGGGATCGGGAGAGCCAACCACCAGGGCCTCGAAGCGTTGCTGAAGGTTCGCGAAGGAACCCTTGGAGAACGCCTCGACCTGAGTGGTCGCCACGGCCTGCGCATAGTCCTTCGTTGCGTAGGAGGTCTGCATGGTCTGCGAGAGCGCCTGGTCACCTGCAGCGAAGTCCGCAGCGACCTTCGTGATCGCGGTGGCGCGTGCCTCTGTCTCGGTGGCAATCGTCTGCTTCACGTCAGTGATCTGAGCGAGGCTGTCCTTGATGGCCGCGCTGAGCTGCGTGGCGGACGTGGTGCGCGCCTCGGTCTCCGTAGCGATGGCCTGATTGACCTGGATGAACTGCGAAGCTGAGTCGTCGAACTTGGCGAACAGCTCAGTGATCTGCGTGGCGACGGACTGCTTGTCGTCCACCAGCGCGGTCAGGCTGGTCTCTGCGGTAGCGATGCGTCCTTCGAGCTTCCGGCGTTCATCGAACGTCTGATCGCTGCGGAGGAGTTCTTCCAGCATGGTCTCGGCAGTGTTGTCGATGTCGTCGAGCTTGGTCACCAGGATGCCCATGATGGGCGACTGCATGATCGCGTCGATGATCTGCT